ACTGTTAGCACCACGAGTACACCCTATGAAAGTTACAGAGTCAATACTAGTATAAGTAATCTGCTCTGTACCTATTAGAATAGTTCCAGAAGAACTAAACCCTGCAGTACTATTTACAACAACACTAGTTGCAGAGTTAGTTGTAGAGCCATTAGTATTAGAGCTACCATTAGAAGATCTAAAAACTTTGGTCCCTCGCGCAGCTATGATTTCATTTTGATGAAAAGCTGACATAAGAACTTTTTCTGTAGAAGATGCAGTCTGAGGAACAATATTAGTATTCCACTTTGTGTATCCATTAATACGTCTATACCCACCCTTAATGTCAGGCTCAAAGTTTTGTAACTCAAAAGCCTGTCCGGGTTGCATAGTGAATGTAGATCTATTAAGAACTAATCCACCTTGACAAGGAAAGATAAAAGGATTAAGACCTGCTTCATCTGCCATTATACTAAAGAACTTCCTACGGATGATTTATATATTACTGTAGAGCGAATATAGTCTGTCCTGTTAGACAGTAAAGTTTGCATGCTTTTAATACCATCTTCAAACCTTGCAAAGTTTAATTGGTATTCGTTGCCTTCTCCTCTGTATTGATAACCAAAGGCAGTAGCTCCATCTACAATTACCTGCCTATACTGCGAAGGTATAGTAGGTACATCTGTTGCCGCACTTAATGCAGTAGTGTATATGTAATATTCAAACTTTAAAGAGTATGTTTTATCTGGATATGGATATAAACCAAAGTTATTATCCGGTGTTCTAAATACATGCGAGGGTACACCCCCTACATCGGATCTATCTTCTTGATTAATGAATTTATTTAAATAATCTTTATAGTCAATAATAGTAAGCGATTTACCTTCAACACTTAAAGAAGAATCATCTACGAGTCTAAATGTATCGTAATCTACATGTTTAGCGTTTGTAGGTATAGTGTATCTAGTTGTTCCTGCTACAAGTGTCTCTGTCTGCGTAGCGTGGTTGTAAGGCCAACTAAACTCACGAGTATTAATATAGTTAATGGCATCGTTTACAGCGTTCTTACACTGAGTTTGAAACCCACGAGAGTTGACAAAGTTAGATGAAGTTAAAGCTACTTCATTAAACCTAGCTAGTACTTCGTTTGTAAGATCAAGATAAGTGTAAGCCATTATATTTCCCTAAGATAGCCTAAAGGGGCCACTCGAAAGCAGCCCCTAAAGTTAGTTCATTTATGCAAGCGTATCACGATCTACTTCTGCCGCTGCCTTTGTAGCGCCCATAGGCATGTACATTACAAAGAACTTGAACGAACCTGCAGAAGGTGCGTTTGAGCCAGCCAGCTTAGCTGTGATAACAGTGTCAGCAACAGTAACATTTGTGATGCCATTCACTGTAGTAGTGGTAGCAGCCAATGTTTTAGCGCCGTTAATATCTGCAGTACCTAGCAGATCAACGTCACCACCTGTTACACCAAAGCTTACTGCGTTAGCACCGCCAATGGTAGCTGCAGCAGTACACTCAGCACCAGCAGCAAGTACCACACAATTGTCTGGGACTGTACCAATGTCATGAGTTGAACTAGTGGTGAGATCACCGTGAGCAATCACGGCAGTCTCAATACGGACGGGGGATTGTAAAGCCATATTTTAGTCTCCCTTAAGCTGCGTTATATTTAGCAGTAACAAGAGCTTCTGGGCGAAGTATCTTCCTACCGTAAAGGTGCATACCACGAACAATGTCAGCGAAGCTGTCAGGGTCACGGTAAGTTTCAGTCTTGTTGATCTGCTCAGCAGTTGCTACCGCAGAATCATGACCCGCAACAATAACACCGTAGTTGGTGTTTTGGTTTGCAGAACCTGTAGTTCCAGCACCAGTGCCTACTGAAGGCAAGTTGCTTGATACGTACAAGCGGAAACCAAAGAAGTTGTTGAGGTTTAGACCATTGCGAAGTGAGCCTGAGTCACCGAAATCGGCGTTCAAAAAGCGAGAATCTTCATCACGAAGTAGCTCCATGAATACCGGGTCAACAACCAGCCAACGCCCTGCAGTATCAACTTGCTGTTGATCCAACAAACGACCCATACGTGCTACAACCATTACAGGTGAAGCAGTTGCAGTCGGCAGAGCAGTAGCGCCCGGCAAACGTGCGGCCAAGGGAATTGAATGATCCCCTGCAGAACCAGTTGTGATGTTACCAAATGAATCCTTACGGAGTTTCATTGAAGTCAACAACTCATCTGAGCCAGCAGTAGTAACAGCTTTGGTGCCGTTTACTTGGTCATTAACAGTGCCAGCATTTGCATGCAAAGCAGACTGTTTATAGCCTGACAGATAGCCAAGAACTTCTTGGTCATACTGATCAGCAAGACGATAAGCTGCACGATCCGTTGCAAGACTCATGAAATTGACGTGACTATGAGCCTCTTCAATATCATCCATCTTGAAAGCAAAATAGTTAGCTTTATCAACGACTAAGGAGAAATCCTCGTCATCTAAGTCTTGTGCTGAAACCTGCGTCCCACGAGCGTAGGAGCTTACAGAAATTTCAGGCTCTTTGATAATTTTCACTGTATCACCTTGGGCAGAAATCTCCCCAAAATAATCAGAGTTGGTGATGTCACCACATACTGTACTCTTGCGGAAAGCAAGCTGTACTTTTTTTGAATAGATTACTGGGCTAAAATTGCCGTTTGGCAAATTCCCGTAACCTGCTGCTGATGTAAAAGCCATAGTATAATCCTCCATAGATGTTTGGCTTAGGTTTAATTAAGCTTGTAACATTTAGTAAGAGGCTGTCTTTCTAGGGTGCGAATGTTATGTCAGTCGGCCAACCAACATATCAACGGGCCTATGCTAACAGGTAAGTCTTATCTTATTAGTTTTAGCTTAGGGGGTTTGAATGTAGTACAAGGTAGTCTTTTCAGAGGCTTGTACTACACTCTTGTAACACCTATAGTTATACTTACTAAATATAGGTTGTCAATAACAATTTTTAATTTAACGTGCACCGCCTGTCATATCATAGACAAACTTACCAGTGCGCATGGATTCCATAATAGCGTCTGCATTTTTTTCATATTCATGCACAGACATACTATTAACTTGAGATTCACTGAATCGTCCTGCTGAGTCGTTTGATTCAGGTTTAGTTGTTCGTTTAGTAACCACAGCAGATGCTGCTTCTTTACTAGACTTTTTACGAGACTTAGTGTCCATATTATTATCTACTTTATATAGATCAATAACACGAACTACAGATCTTGGATCGTCACTGTTTTCGTAGATAGCATCTTGTACCCACTTAGGTTGCTCTCCAGCCCAGTCATGAAAGTCATCACTCTCTCGTAAATCATCGAAGTCGGGATGTGCGTCACGAATAGCGTCTTCATTCTTGTTACGCTCAGCCTCTGCAGACATACGATCTAGTTCTTGTAGACGGCCTTCTGCTAAGTTAAACTTTTCCTGAGCTTTCTTTTCTGCAATAGTTTCAACAATTGCTGCAACATCAGGGTACTTATCTGCCCACTTAGCAATATCCTCATCAGATTTAGGGGCACGTATTTCACCACGTTCTTGTGCACTCTCTAACTGAGCCTTTATTTTCTTTAGTTCTTCTGATTGTTTATTTAAATGATTACGTAAATCACTATAGCGTTTCTTGTATGTACGCTCTTCACCCGAAAGTTTCTCGTCTTGTGATTCGTCTTGAGAGTCTTCTTTAGTTTCTACTTTTTGCTCTTCTTCAGGAGTATCTTCTCCTTCTACTAACTTCTGAAGTTCCGCTTCTTCTTCCTCAATACGCCTCTTATTAGCGTTGCTGTAATTAGAATCTACAAATCCTGCTACTTTAGGTTGTTCTACATTTTCTAGTTCTGCCATAGTTTAGTTCCTTTATGTTGGGGCCAGCCGTAGCTGGGTAGCCTTATAGTTATTATAGGTAGTAATCTTTACTATCGTTTCCTCATTAAGCCGCCTTCTGCTCTACCGCCTCGTCTTGTTTTAGGATCTTTTTGTCCTGCAATCGCTTCTTTCGCTGTGTAAGTCTTTCCAGAGCTTATAATTTTTTCTCTTTGTTTCTTATCTTCTTTATCCCCTCTAATTCTTGCCGCTGCTTTTTCTGCGGCACTTGGGCCGGGATCTTTTCCCCCACCTGCACGTAATGCACGATCACGTTTAATCTTTTTAGCCTCTTCTAAACCCCCTCCTTTTGGATCAAAACCCATTCGTCTAGAAGAACTATCCGAAACATTCTTAGTAGGATCTGCCAAGTTAATTCCTACCTGTGAAGAGGCGTACTTAGCTTGTGTCTCTCCTGAATTACCAAACATCGAAGCAACTATCTTTTCAAAAGGACTGTACTTATCCTCTATACCTTGAGCTTGTTCCATTAAAGCTTTACTTGTAGGATTATCTTTACCACCATTTTTAGCCTTTTCTAATATAGCAGCAGCCCGTAGTGTAGATACAGTACTAACATTTGCAGCAGCACCTACAGGAGACATACGAAACATGTCAGGCGGTCCTTTTTGAGTCTTAGCCCAGTCACTCATAGATTTAGGATCACCAAACTTTAGATCCTCATACCATTTTTTTACTTCAGGTTGATCTGATGGTCCATCGTCATCACTGTCATTTCTAGGTGCAGTCACGGCTGGTGTACCTTGTCTGAATCCTTCTGGTACAGGTGAAACAGGTTGTTTAGTATCTGAATACACAGATATTTTCATAGTAGCCCCAGTAGAAGGATTGTAGTAATCAACAAGTTCTGTGGGACGAGTAGTTCCTGTGGCTGTTACCATACCGGGAAATGAAGACGCACCTATTGTTTCAAACCCTGATAAAACTGAAGGGATAGCTGGTGGAGCAGGAGGTTCTACTACTGTACCGCCGCCTGCATAACCTCTTACATACCCGCCTTCTGCAAGCTTAACACCTTTAGCATCTAACTTTCTTTGTATCTCAGGGTTACGTTCAACAATATCAAAGATACGGTCAATCATACCGTCTACATCTTCTTTTACATTCATCTGAGAAGCTTTAGGCATACCCTCTTTACGAGTAGCAGCCAACCCACCTTCAGCCATAGTAATAGTTTCAGAGCCTTCCATAATACGTTTAACTTCAGCTAAGTCAGCCGCACTAATTTCGGAAGGTAAAGAAGCAGATCCTTCCATTATAGCTTTCATATCGTTCATATCTTCATCTGATATACTAGCCATAAGATCTTCTTCAGACATCTCAGAGCCAC